ATAGTATTTGTATTTATTTTCCCAGAGAATAAAAGAACTGTATTGTTTGGAGGAACTATGGAAGTAAAAGTAGAACCTGGCCAAAAAGTAATAACAGCTACATTTAGAGGAACTAGTTTATTTTATATGACTGAACCTATGGACTCTGGATATATACCTAAAACAAAAACCCTCCATGAAAAATCCGGCCGTGGTATAATCGAATCTGAAGTTAAATTTATAGAAAGAAGATGATAACGAAATATAATAGTAGAAATCGAGTATTTAGTATAACTCTCTCCCAAGAAATAATGGAGAACTACTTAAAGAAACGCGGATATCAAATTTCTACATTCTCACAAGTAGCTAAGGATTTTGGATATACGGCCGGAGAACTTATGGAGGAATTAAAACTATATCCTAGTACGTTTGATTATAAAATAGCATACCTCCCAGAAGAAAAAGAGGAAGTATATCGAAAGTTTATAAAAATTATAGAAGAACGAAGAGAAAGAGAAGATACTAAATATTCTTCTGGAGGAAAATGGTTTTGGTATAACTGTGCGGAACTTGATCTCTTAAATCATATAGTAGATCTTAAAGCGAGAGCAATTATGAAGTCTGAATTTATAGAACGTATTATAAATTATGATTGAAGCTATAGAATTATTAACAAAACTAGAATGTGAAATTGATTTATTAATTAAATTATTAGGATATGAACAGAAATAAAAAAGCGTTAGTTATCTTTCATAGGGTAGATTTTGATGGAACATCCAGTATGTGTATAGCAGTAAAATCACTATACAATGAAGGGTACCAAGTAGATAAAACCGGATATAATTATGGAGATGAAATTCCAGAAATGTATGTAGATAAGAATGGAAGACCCTATGACCTGATCTGTATGGTTGATATAAGTTTCCCTCCTGAAATTATGTTACAGGTTTGGGAACACTATGGAGATAACTTTATATTCATAGATCATCATGTATCATCCATCGAAAGTTCTATACAAAATAACTACACCGGAATTAAAGGTATTCGTGAGATTGGACCAGCTGCTTGTGAATTAACTTGGAGATTTTTCTGTCCAGGTCAAGATATTCCAGAATTTATTCGACTTCTTGGAGTATATGATACTTGGAGAAAAGATGAAGTTGGAGAGGATGATTGGCAAGATGTAATACTTCCTTTACAGAGTGGTTTGAAATTTAAATATGGCTTAAATCCTGATACGTGGCTCTATGAATTTCCTAATCTATGTTTCTGGGAAGATAGATTGACAGAAGTAATAGAACTTGGAACTATTCTTAAACAAAATCAGGATAAAATTAATAAAGGAGTAGTTAAATCATTCTCATTTCCCGTTACTGTTGCTGGAAAATATAGAGGAGTTTGTGTAATAGGAACTGCATTTTCAAGTACAGTCTTTAATTCTGTCTTAAATGATTATGATATTTATATAGTATGTAATCGAAGAGATAAAGGAGTATATAGTATATCAATGTATAAAGAACCTGATCGAATTCCAGAATTTAGTTGTGCTGGATATAGAGGCATTATTTTTGGACATAAAAGTGCTGGAGGTGGTACTTTAAACTTTGAACAATTCAAGACTTTAATAGAGGATTGTGAAATTTAAAACTTATAAGAACCAAGGATTTTATTTCCTTGGTTTCTTTATTTTTATTGTAACTTATTTATGAGGACAAAGGAGCTTCCCTTATATTACACCCCTTATCGCTACCGCTAGGGGTGTCTTAGAAAAGAAACATTGAATAAGATATATAGGAATAAACTCAGAAAATGAAGATATTTATAAAGATTTTATATTATTGATTTTCGCCTCCTCAAGAGGCGAATCTAATCTAAATATTAAAGTGGAACTTTTTTCATCATATTAATATATATTACTATTTTGTATTTTTACTTTATTTAAATGACGATTTTGCTCTTCTTATCCTTTCAAACTCTAATTAATGAAGAAGGGAGACTCCTATGTCTTCACTTTTATGTAACTGGATTCTGTATTGAATTAAAAAATAACAATTAAAATATTAAATAGTATGATAAAAAGATTAAATGATTACATTGTTCCTAGAGGGATAAGATTTATATCAGAATTAGGAACAAACTTTAGATTTTATAAATTCCCAGTAAAATGTATTATTAATAAACAACTCCCTGGATGTGGATTTACTGAATATTGTCTTAGAGGTCCTGAAAATGTAATACTTTGTTCTCCCAGAAAAATGTTATTAGAAAATAAAAAGGATCAACATGGTAGAGATGTTTATTTAGTAGTGAATGAACTAGAAAAGGAATTAATCGTTGATAAAGATCTTTCCAAGGTAGATAAAACTAGATCTCAAGTATTTATGGAAAAATTAGATGAGATGGTTAATGGGAAAAATACTGTCTATAACCGATTAATGAATGAAATTAAAGATTACCTAAATGAGAGAAAATACTTAGGAGATAAACCATGTAAAATTCTAGTTACTTACGATTCTTATAGGATTGTAAAAGATATATTAACATCTTTAGGTATATTTCAAAGTTTTTATACTATTATAGACGAATTTCAAACCATCTTACATGACTCTAAATTTAAAAGTAATACAGAACTAGACTTCCTTTATCACTTACATCAATCTCACAGTGCATTATTTGTATCAGCTACACCCATGTTAGAGGAATATTTAAATATGTTAGATGAGTTTGATGGCTTACCTTATATTAATATGGATTGGGGTAAGGAGGATCCATCTAGGGTATTAAAACCTGCTTTAAAGGTACTTAGTATGATGAGTGTAGGAACAAAACTTCCTGAAATTATTCAATCTTATAAATCTGAAAATTTTGAAAGTGCAGTTCGAATGATAAATGGATATCCTACTAAAATAGTTAGTGATGAAGCTGTATTCTACGTAAATTCAGTTAATCATATTACCAGTATTATAAAGAAATGTGATCTCCAACCAGAAGAGGTAAATATATTATGTAGTGATACACCAGAAAATCTTAAAAGGATACAAAAGAAATTAGGAAAGAGATTTACTATAGGAAAAGTGCCATTAAAAGGAGTTAAACCTAAAATGTTTACCTTTTGTACTAGAACAGTTTATTTAGGTGCTGATTTTTATTCTACATGTGCAAGATCGTTTATCTTTAGTGATAGTAATATTGATTCCTTAGCTGTTGATATATCAGAAGACTTGCCTCAGATTTTGGGTAGGCAAAGATTGTTTGATAATCCTTGGAAGAATGAAGCTACATTTTATTATAGATCTACCTGTGATTATAGAAAGGTTAGTCAGGAAGAGTTTGATAGAGAAATAGAAAGAAAAAAGAAGGCTACTAACGATTTATTATCTGCATTTAGTACTGCATTAGATGAGGCTAAATTAACATTAGCTGAAGCTTATCAAACACTTGCGAAAACTCAAAATTATAAAGATAGTTATGTAGCAGTAAATGAACATCAAGGTGGTACTCTAATTCCTGTACTTAATAATTTAGTATTAGTAAATGAGATTAGAGCTTTCAGAATACAACAAATAGATTATAAAGATAGATTTACAGTATTCTCTACTATCCATAATACATTATCTCCTGATGATATAATAAATCAGGAGGTATCTGAATTTCTGAGAGAATATCAAAAATTAGGAACCTTTAGGAGTAAATTGAAATATTTATGTGAATATGGATTTTCAGATGAAGTAATAGGAGTAGTGTTAGATCAGATAGGGGAGCATGATAATATTAAATCTTATTATATATCATTAGGTCCTCGAAAACTTAAAGCTTGTGGATATAACAGGTATGACATAGAAAAAGAGTTGGGAGTAGTAACATTTTCCTATGAACTATTAGAGTCTAATATTTATTCAGAATTTAAAGTAGGAGATAAATTAACATTATCTAGTATAAAAGATAGGTTAGGTTATTTATATTCTAGTATTAATTATGATGCTACACCAAAAGCAAAAGACCTAGAAAATTACTTTGAGGTAAAGGAGTATAAATCTACTGAAGTTGTAGATGGAGAGAAAAAAAGAGTAAGAGGTTATGAATTATTATCTAGAAAGGAGGTGTGTTAATTATGAAGTTAGGTAAATTAATTTCTAAAGCAATATCTTGTATAGATTCTTATATTAATCCACCAACAGAAAAAGAATTAAAAGATAAGCATAAGACTGAGTTTTATGTCTATATATCCCAATTTCCTGGATTTATGGCAATGAATATATTAGATGAAATTGAGGAACTCGAAATGGATATTTTATCAGAGGATTATTATAATATAAGAGCTGGAAAAACGTGGAAGGTTCTTATATTATATCAAGGAACTTCAGATTGTTTGGGAAATATAAATAAAGTTCTAAAAGAAGATTTGGAATATTTTAGGAAACGAGTGATAAAATTAAATGAAACGTACTTAAATGGGGAAGTTTCAAGTATGGAAAATTATGATAGAAAGATCCTTAGGTGGTGTTTTCAGTCAGAAGATCTAGAATTTAGTAGTAAATTTTTTAAATATTTAAATAAGTTGTTAAATGGTAATAAAACGTAAATTATTCTCTAAAGAAGTAGAGAGAAAGAAATCTGATAAAGGATGGGATGCTGCTTTAGGAGCTGGTATTGGTGCTACAGCTGGAGTTGCTGGTAAAATGAAGCTTGAGAAGATTAATTCAATTAAGAAATTAAAAAATGCTACTAATGCTAGAATAAATAAAGTTCATGACTATCGAACTGAGAAAGTAGAAACAGAGATGCAAAGGAGAATTAATGCTTCTGTTGATCCTTTTGAAAAATCTGTAATAGATGAGGTTAGAAGAGGTAAACATGATATAATTAATAATAGCCGTAAAAATATGATAGAAACAGTTGGAAAGAAGAAACGAAAGCTAAAAATTGCGACAGCTGCTATCCCAATTGCTGGAGCTATTATTGGTGCAGTTTATGGTCGTGATAATAATCTCAAGAAACAAAGAGATAAAATAGAAGATGCTGCAGGAGATAGAGTTGCAGATATTGTTAGAGGAAAGAAAGAAAAATAAATATAAAAATTAAATTATTATGTCAACAAGAAGTACTATTTCAGTTAAGATACCTACTGAAATGATTGGAAAGGTATACGAGAACATTCATGGACATCAAGTTTATCTAGGAGGAGAGTATATGGTTATTTACTGTCACTTTGACGGTTATTTAGATGGTGTTGGAGAGATTTTGCAGTGTTATTATGATTCATTTGAGAAAGCTTTTGAGTTAATTCTAGGTGGTGATATCAGTTCCATCGCAGAGTCTCTTGAGGGTTGTGACTATTATGTTCGAAGAGGTGAGAGTTGGGAGAATAGCAAACCAGCTTTTTCAGATAAACCACCTAAGAGAGTTGAAGAGTATTTATATATCTTCGAATCAGGAAAGTGGTATGTTTATAATGGGTATAATTGTAATGGACCGCTGGAGGATTATCTCAGCCCGGAAATCTCTTCAAAAGATGACATGATTTCGTTACCTAAGAATTTTTGTTATTATTTACATGGTTATTTATCTGGGCTGTCATCTACCCAGCGAGAAGATAAAGGACTTGATTCTATAATTAAAACATTGGAGGGTTATTTAGATGTTTAGAGTAATTATTTGTGGTTCTAGAGAATTTGATGATTACGATCTTCTTAAGGAGAAGTGTGATCTTATTTTATCAAGAAAAGCAGCAGACCCAACGGAAAAGATTGTGATTGTTAGTGGATGTGCTAGAGGTGCTGATAGACTTGGAGAAAAATATGCTGAAGAAAAAGGTTATGAAGTTTTGCGTTATCCAGCTGATTGGGATAGATATGGAAAAAGTGCTGGGTATAGGAGAAATAAACAAATGGCAGAAGTGGCTAATGCATGTATAGCTTTCTTTAGTTCGGTTGCAGAGAATAAAGGAACTAAGAATATGGTATCTCTTGCAAGGAATATGAATCTTCTTGTAAGGGAGGTAAAAGAAGAGGATTAAAAGCCTTATATATGTAATAAAAATAAATGTGAGAAATAATATGAAAACAGTAAAAGTAATTGTAGGTACCTCTGTAATTATTGGAGGTATATATTTAATATATAAAGCAGTTAAGAAGACGAATAGTGTAATAGATGGTGTTTCAGAAGTAAAAAATAAGATGAATACTTTTATACAAGATCAAGCAATTAACTGGATGAAAGATATTAATAAGAACTTAGAAACAAAAATAAAGGAAAAAGAAGACAAGTTACTAAACGATAAAGAAAAGAATTAACGGGTTCTTTTAAGTTTGTAATATTGTTGTACCCTATTTAGTCCATCGGTCTGTGAAGATAGATGGATTTTATTTTTCTTCCTTTTTGAGTCCTTTAAAGCCTTATTAATGTAGAGAAAGAAACTCCTTAAGCTAACAATGAAATAGCTTAGGGAGATTTTTTATTAATAAACTTAAAAGAGAATAAAAATGGAAACAGGAGAAATTACAAGACAAGCAAAACAAAGCTTAACTATCTTTAAAAAAACAACTTCATGAATGTCAGTGTAGAGAGAATCGATTAAAAGAATATTATGAAAAGAAGTGGCTGACAAAGAAAGAGTTTTTAAAGAAAATAAGAAAGCAGAGAAAGAAAAGAGCAGAATTTGCAGAAAAGTATCTCACTAAATATAATGAATTTAAGAATCTTGGAGAAAAGATGTCACTAGAGCAAGAAAATTATGCTAGGGATGCAGATATAATAGTAAGTAGTTGGTTTATAATAACTCACCAATCATTACCTAAATTATTTATCTTAGCTGGAATGGTATCTGTTATAATGAAGAAAATAACTAAAGATTTTTGGTTATTGAGTGAGAAGAAAAAAGAGAGGGAAATTTAATCCCTCTCCATTTATTTTTTTTTATTTAAAGCTTACAACTGGGAACTTAGCCGCGTCATAAGATAAACAGTAATCACCTTCTGGACCAGCTACAGCATCTTGACATACCATAACTACTTGACTTTCATTTTTAGTGCCACAAACTGAAGCAGGATCAGCTGGATTAATCTTTACTCCAGCATGAACTAAATTATTAAAGTTAACAGTAATCTTACCGTCACCAAACAAGTTATTAGCATTAACCTCTTCTTCAGTCTTATTAGTATAATCTTCGCAAATCAAGAAACCTTGCCATGGAGCTCTAGTTTCCCATTGATCTACAGTACAGTTATTAATATTAACAACTACACCAGAAGCATTAGACTTATTACTTAATCTAAGAGTATTACTGATCTTTTCGAAATAACAGTTATTCAATGTAATAATAGCATTGTCTTGAGTACCGAATACTAAGATAGCATTATTACTGAATTCACCTTGGAATTTACAATTATCGAACAAGATATTTTTCGGAAGTACAGAATTGCTTGCTAGACCAATCTCAATACCGTTATAAACTTCAGATGCATCAAATACCATATCTTTGAATACGATAAATTCAGCATTATTTACGCTTATTACAGTATTTCCATTAGCTTTCGGGAATGAACCTGAAATATTTAGATCTTTGGCTTCTACATCACCAGCATTCAATTTAAGTCTAGCATTATCACTTACTTTAATTGATTTTAATGAGATAGACTTACCAACGATTTCAGCATTTTCATTAATAGATCCTGATACGATATAATCCTTAGAAGAATCTTTCAATTCACCAGCAGAACCGTCAACACTTACAACTTCAGTATTTGTTTTAGTAAGAACATCAACTTTACTTTGAAGAATTTGAACTGTTGCATTCAAAGCTTCAAGAGTATTGCTAAGACCAGCTACATCAGATACATATGCAATTTGATTTGCTTCAGGTCCAGACTGACCTGCTTCTTGTACAGTTGGACGTACATCTTTCGGAGTATTGATATTAAATGGGACGCTAGAAGAACCAAAATCAGCTACACCCCAACGATTAAGCTGAACGAGACTAGATGTACCACCTTCTAAGTTACCACCTAAAATAACATCACCATTCTTAAGAACAATAGCTTTACGTTCTGGGAGATTAGAGTCAGCTACATCTTCATATTTAACAGCTTTCTTATTAATAGCATCGATAGAAGAAGCAAGATTTTCATTAACTGTTACTAGGTTAGCAGCAACTTCTTGAACATTCTTCTTAATTTCATTGATACCTTCTACTTTAATACCTGCTTCAGATACACTCAAGTAAGATTCACTGGAAGGATCTAATTTAATAGAGAATCCATTTTCAATCAATTCAATACCATTACCAGCTACGTAAGTATCAACCAAAGAGCTAAGATCAACTACTGAAGTTTGTTCTCCTTCAGAAGTGTTAAATACAAAGGTCAATGATTTATCTTCTGCAGAGTACTCAACAGATTTCAAGAATTGGTCTGCAGGAATATTAATAGTACCAGCAATTTTATCACCTACTTGAAGTTCATAAGTTAAGTCATCTTTCTTAACTAATGCAATAGTTTCCATATTGCCATGAACATCTTCAAGAAGGGCAATTTGTTTGGAATCGTTATAAGTAGGTCTTTCAGCAGAACCGTTTAAGTTGATTTCTACTGAACTAGAACCTAGATCTACTTTATTCCACTTAGAAACCATAGCAATATTCACAGCACTACCATCAGTAGTTTTTCCGCAAATATTATCATGATTGTTTAGGAAAATAGTCTTACGTCCAGGATTTTGTTCAGTTGCTGTATCTTCATATTTAACAGCTTTTTCAAGTTCTGGACGTATCTCATTATTGAGTCCTCCGTTTATGGTGCTGAAACCGTCTGCAACATTCTTATTGATATTATTAACAGCTTCAACAAGATTATTGTTTACAGTTGCAATATCAGCTGCATTTTTTTCAATTTTTCCTTCAAGTTCAGTGAGATCAGCACCTTCACCGTTTACTTTTTCAGCTAATTCATCAATAGCTGCTTGAAGTTTAGCATCGCCTTCTTCACGATTAGTTACTTCAGCTGCAATACCATTATTAATAGTTTCGATAGCCTGAACAAGATTATTATTCAGAGTTTCGATAGAAGAAGCTACATTTTCGTTGATTTGATTTACCATTCCATCAACACGAGAAGCTTCTGATTCAATTTTTTCAGATAACTTAGCGTCACCTTCTTCACGGGCACTAGCTTCTTCAGTTACCTTATTTTCTAGAGCAGAGAGTTGTTCTTGGATATCACCTGGAACTTCTCCACCACCTGTAGACGCGATATCGTATACAACTCCGTCAACACTAATCTTAGAGATTTTTTCGCTCATAATTTATTCTTTCTTTTAATTAAACGTTTAATAAAATTTTCTTAATCATTTACAAGACCTAGGGTAGAATCTTTGTAAGTTACTGTTTCATCGTAGATCATCAATGTATCTGGGGATTTGAAACTTGCATGATAACTATTAGGAAGGTATAATACTCCATTCTTGACATAAATTTTATTATTTTTGTCTTGAGTATCTGGATCTGTACCATTTACTTCCTGAATAGTTTTGCAATAGACTTCATAAATCAGCGGAAGATTGTAACCTATATCCCCGAACGCATTATAATCACTTCCAGGGTTGAATCCACAACCACAGTTGCAAAAATCATTCATAATATTTTAATAATTATTATATATTAAATAAACACTACACATTTCTTAAGAAAACAAAAGAACAACTACAAAATTTCTTTTATAATTGTTCTATGTCATGTATTAGGGTTTAGGTTTCCTAGGAGCGCAAAAACATCATTTGGAGAAAGAAAAAAGAAGGGAATTAACCCTCCTTTATTTTTACATTTACGTTTCCAGTTAAAATGAAATAATCTATATCTATATTCCAACAAAGACCATAATGTTCTATTACATCACTTAATTCAATATAAGTATGATAACCAAGATTATATATAGACCTTATTTCTTTTACTGTACGAGTTGCAATATCACCTAATGTTTTCATATTCTTATGTTGAATATCATAATCTACTAAAGTATTAAGTGCTCTACGAGAAAGATTTAAGTCTCTTATACTAGTTTTTAATAATCTCATTCTCTTTTCTTGCTCTTCACTTAAAGTAACATCAATATTTTCTACATTTTTGATTCTCTTAAGTTCAGCTAATTCTATGTCTTTGGTCATGTTCTCTTTTGTTAACTTTTCAAGTTTTTCGAGAACTAGTTTATTGTTATCATATAAAAATTTTATATTATCATTAATATATTTAGTAAAATCACTTTTTGTCAAACCATAAGAATCTGCTAATTTCTTAATTTCATCAACATTCTTTTCTCCTTTTCCTTTATTAATAGAGTTAAGAAAAGTTAAGTATTTCCATAAAATTTCATTGATGCGGTGAAAATCTGAGTTATCATTATAGTAA